TCAATATCTTTTTCAAGATTTGCTCTGTCGTACTCAATAACAGCATCATCGTTTACAGCACCTTCAGGTAGAACTGCAAAACGGCACTTACCCTCTGGCTCAACTGGAAGAGAGATAATTGCGCAAACTTCTCCGCCTTCGTAGAACACACAATTAGCGCACTTAACACCAATAGAAGCAACTTCGTTTTCTTCTGGCGGAGTGTAGCCGGCCCAAACTCCAATTTGATCTTCGTTAAATTTACCGTGCTTAGCAACAATCTCTAGAAGTGCTTCAGCCAAATCCTGTTCCTCAGGTACGAGATTTGCCGAAGCAACCAAAGAACCGTTAGAAGCAGACTTCTTAGTGCTCTTAGGGTGGGATGAGGGGAGTAGGTCGTTATCGGTTTTGTAGTTAGGGTTTGATGGCTTACCGCTTTTAACAAGTTTTAGAAAAGCGTTGACGCGAGCCATAGCCCACTGGTCACGGGTCATACCGGGACGGTGACTTCCAGAAAACGCTCCGGCACCTCGACGGTAAACAGCCTTAAGCATTCCTAGAGTTACTTTACGCCCTTCGCGAGCTTTCTCATTATGTTCACTAACCTTGCCCTTAAGCGATTTCTCAGTTTTTGCTGAGAACTTAACCGCGCCAGACTTGCCAGAAGAAGCAGATCCTTTTTTGTTTTTGTCTGATCCATAGATTCGATCCTTTTTTGGGGCAGGAGTTTGAGAAATTGTTCTTTTAGCGTTAGCAAAAGTATCTAAATCTTCGTTAGACATTGTCTTAACTTCCACTTTCTTCTGTTACAGGACCGCCAGCAACCCAAGCACGACAAGTCCGCGCTGAAGCGCACTTGAAGTCAAAGATTTCGCAGTAGCCTAATTCGCCAGCAGCATCGATTGCGTCAAACTCATCTGCGTTATCTGTAAGACCGCCCTCAATGCAACTCATCATTGAAGGAGTTTGAATGAATACAGCGCAATTACCGCAACGTTGCTTCTTAGCGGTTTCTACATCTACGTTCCACTCATCGCCGAGCTTTGTCCAATACTCTTCGTTTGGTTCGCCAGGATTTAGCGGACCATACATTGCTTGGTCGATAGCCTTTTTACGGTTGTCTAGATTAATAACAATGTCTTGAGTTGCTGGGGGACAGGCATCTCCAGCAGCAGCCGTAACTGGTGCTTCAGGAATGTTGCCGTCTAGAGCATCAATTACATTTTGTGGAAGCGGAGCAACAGAGTTTGCTTGCTGAGCTCCTTGGACGCGATCCATAAAGTCTGGAGACAGAGCAGAAAGAACAGACTGCGTAAGTTCAGGAGTGATAGCACCCTTTTCAAAGATCATACGAATAGCAAGTTCTTCTGGAGTTGGCGCATCTGCTTCAGCGAAACCGTGAGTGTGTCTCCAAGTGGCAAGTGAGATTGCCATTTTTTCAAAACCTGAATCAGCATCTGCTGCGCGGTCATTACGTGTAGAGATTGCACTTGGGTCATACCAAACAACAATCTTGCTTACTTCACTTTCTGGGTAACCGTTAGCAATCAAGTATGGACGTAAGTAAACAACAGTGAGCGCGTCTGCAATCAAAAGCATAAGAGGCTCAATATGGGTCTTGTAAAGCGTCTCATCGATTTGTAGCGCATTTGAGTACTTGACATTGGCAAGACCAGTAATAATGTCCTTAGGCACGTCTATGCCCTGCAGAATGCGTTCTAGTACGCGGTCAGCACGCTGAGCAAGAGCAGGGTCAAATGATCGCTCAAACTTGAATTGCTTAATAGCATCGCCAAGTTCGGCCGGGCCTCTGATGATAAGTGGAACAACTGCGCTTGCTGAATCTTCATCCTTAATCGGAGTTGTCATCGCGTCGATAAGTTGTTCTTCAAAATCATCTTGCTGTTCTTCGGCAAGCATTGCTGGATCTAAATCAGACTCATCTGAGTAAGGGTAGTCAGGAGCTGCGCCAGAAGAAACTGCTAAGCCGTCTGGAATGTAGAGAGCACCAGCGTTTAGGCGTGAGCGTGCAGTTGCACGGAACGTACGGTTAAGAAGTAAAAGTTCGGAGCAAAGGTCTAGCAAACCGCGTAATGATGAATCTGCTTCGTCTGAATAGCGTGGGTGTGCTCGCCAAATGCGACCAACAAAAGCGTTGTTGCTAAGTTGTGTACCTTGTCCGCCGTTGTTGCCACTGTAGCCAGTACTTGTTGACTGCTCACGGCGACCAATAAGACTGTAGCCACCTTTTTGTCCAGCAAGAACTTCGTCTACGGATTTAATATCCCAAGATTCTGGAACTCCGTAACCTGGGCGCTCTGGAACTTGAACAAGGTAGCATTCGCCGGCAACGCTGAGGTTTAGAGCAGCATCGCGCAAGAGTCCAGCCTGACCGCCGTATGCGGAGTCAAGACGAGTTAGTGCGCGTTCGGCAGCAGAAGCAAGGCTTGGATCAATGTTGTTTGTTGAGCGAACTCCTGTAGGAGCATCTGAAGGATCTTCTACTACGGCCGCGTAAATGCGAATACGTGAAATAACACTTGCAACAAGATTAAATGCGTATTTAACTTCACCGATTGCGTCGTAGTATTCCCAGGCTTCAGATTGCCATGCAGATGAGTTAGCAGATCGACGATTCTTAAACTGTTCAAATTCTCCCTTGTCGCCTACCCGGATTTGGGCAGCAGCAGCGGTGAGAGAGCGTATAGCGGTGTAGGGAAGTGCTTGCGCTTGACCGGAAACAAAGGAACCCGAGGGGCTAGTAGCAGTTCGTGTAGAACGGGTTGGTTCTACATTATCTCGGCTAAATACGCCCACTGTTGCTCCTTGTCTTTAACGCTGCGGAATACGAGATGAACATTTATTTATTCTCGTATGCGGACAACAAACTTGCTACTGCAGATAGAGCAAAAGCTATTGCAAAAAAGCAAGTAATTTCTTCACTAATTGTATACCAAAAAACAAAACCCAATCCTACCCAAATGCTCATACACCACTCGCAAGTGAATAGGTATCCTATTTTTGATTGAGATGGGTCAAACCGATTAAAAATCTTTTCTCTAGGGCCGTTAAAGAGATGGTCTGTCGTCAAGAACCTAGTAACGCGATACGTTGCTAGTGCAAGGATAATAAAAGTAATAAAATTAATGTCAGACATTAAATGTCCTTTCGATTTGCTCTACTTATAGAGGTTATCGGTGACCAGTTCTTTAGACGCGAGCCACACCCGCAACCCCTGTCTTTAGAAACAGCAATAATTTTCCCAGATCCTGTAACAAAACGGGTAGTGGAGTTAGTTTCTCTGTTTTGCTGAGTAAAAGCTTCACTAAAAATTACAACCGGACCTGTAGATGAATCAGCACCTATATAGACAATGCCCGAAGATGCAATAACTCTGGCTGTTTCTATGTATTTTGCCCCTGAAATCCCGTGATGCCGTGATGCCATAACACTTTCTGGATCGAGCAAGTCAATAGAGTTTTCAGGGCAGATAACAACATTTGCTGGAAATACATCAAAAGTACGTGCTGGACTGCTTTCTGCCATTTTTATAGAGCCCCCTTTGGGGCTGGGGCTGGCACAAAGTTTTGCCATCCTAGAAGTTGTCGAGCAACCTGGACTGGCATAATAAGTGGAACTTTTCTACTAGAAATAGGTAGATTTTTAAATAAATCGGCCTCTGAAGCAACAAAAATGGCGTTTTTAAAAGAATCTAAGGCACTTAAACCAGTAATATCAAAGGATAAAGGGGTAATTGGCTTAGAATCTGTAGAAAGTGCTTGTAAATAACGAGATTGTGGGTTGGTTTTACGGTCAGCGTTGTACCAAACTACACAAACTTGGGCGGTTTCATCAGTCATTATGGTGTTTTCCTAATCCTTTATTAACTCTACGGTACATTGCTCGGTTAGAAACTTGTGCTGCATTTGCGATAGCGCTTACTGGAATCCCTCTTAGGTATAATGAAACGGCTAATTCTGTCAACTTCTCGTTAGATTCGGCATAAATTGAGTTTTTTGGGGTTCTAGAGCGGTATTTTTGGGCTAAAGGGACTAGTCGGCGAAGTTCAGGGATAGTTTCTAGAGGAACTAAGGGAGCCAAAGGATGGGCTGGGATAGGGGCTTTCTGAGGAAGTGGGAATGGCTCTGTAAAATCAAAAATTTCCTCGGTTGCAGTCCAATTATGGATAGTAGCCTTTGAGCGCGGAGGGTTTAGTGCCTTGCCGAGAACGGACAAAGACCACCCCTTAGTACGGAGCGCGGCTAGTCGGCGTGTTGGGGGGTAGGGGAATGTGTTTAGATACTTAATTTCATAATCGGGTAACGACTTCACTGTTCTATTGTACAGAGTTTTCTTTTAAGTGTTTATCCTCGCAGTCCCTAGCAAGTTGCGGAACTACATAGTGTTTTTTACACCAGTCGCAAATCCATAGATGGGCATATGGATCGGAGGAGTAGGACAAGAAGTTATCCTTTCGGTTACTTCATTTTATAACTACTTGAGTTCGGTCATTATTGAACGATTCGGCAAAAAGAGTGAATAGTTACTTTATTTGGATTTGGCCTGCGAGTTGGCTACGCTCGCATCCGGGTGTGTCGCAGATTGTTTCCAGATTTTTCTCTATCAGCTAGCTCCGGCTTTGCAGCTGCTATTAGGCTGCTGCGATGCAAAAAAGATTTAATAACTTTGCTTGCCTCTGAGCTAGCTGTGTGTCTGAGATTCTTAGTGTGTTTGAGAAGTTGTTAGGTGTGTCTACACTTGACAAGAGGTATTATGTGTGTAATACTAGAGACAACACAAGGAGTTGTGTTAAGTTCTAAGAAGGGAGAAGCAAGTGACTTACTACAATGTTAAGTTCGTAGATGGCGACCTATGTCGCGTACAGGCTAGTGATGAAGTGCAAGCACAGAAAGAAGCACGAGAGATAGTTCAGGGCGTAGAGGTTCTTTCAGTAGAGGCTGAGTTGCCTATGAAGTTAGAGTTCTACTCTGCGATCTATGGAAACAAGTTAGGCGAGACAGTTATCTAAGTCCAACAAGAGTTAACCCCTTAACCTTTATGGCTAGGGGGTTATCTTTTTGACACACCGTAACAATGACTTGACAACACCCAACATAAGTGCAATACTAGAGATACCGTAAAGGAAAGGGAGAAAGCAAATGGGATACTACGACTACCCGGACACACACGACTACACCGTAAGCTTTGAGTGCAGCGAATGTACACACCGCAACACAGACATAGAAACAAGTTCATTCAGTTCAATGGGTAACGACATTGAAGTTGATTGCCAGCAGTGTGGGTACGAGAATACCGTAAGCATTGAGGACACCGCTCCTTGTTGCTCCAGCGACTACTGTCGTTGCTAAGCAGAAAGCAAAATACGCCCCCTACCGCAAGGTAAGGGGCGTACTTGT